CCTTTTGCTGAAAAGAACAGGTTCGACAGAAGGCCAATGTTAGGTGTTCCACCAATACGGAATACATAATAAAATGAGGTTATATGCTACAAAAAATAGGTTTTCAACCTGGATTCAATAAACAGATTACAGAAACCACGGCCGAAGGACAATGGGTCGGAGGAGACAATGTACGTTTTAGATATGGCACACCAGAGAAGATAGGTGGTTGGTCACAGTTAGGTGAGTCTAAACTAACAGGAGCTGCAAGAGCTTTACACCATTTAGTTAATAGATCTGGAAACAAGTTTGCTATAATAGGTACAAATAGAGTTTTATATGCATATACTGGTGGTGTATTTTATGACATACATCCAATCAAAACTACAACTACATTATCAAATGCTTTTAGTACAACAAATGGTTCAGCAACAGTTACTATAACTTTTAGCGCAGATCATAATATTCAAGAAAACGATATTATTCTTTTAGATAATTTTACAGCAATTACTAATTCAAATTATTCATCATCAGATTTTGATGATAAAAAATTTATGGTAACAAGTGTTCCAACAGCAACTACCTTAACTATTACTATGCCTTCTAATGAAACAGGTTCAGGTGCAACTACATCAGGTGGTATTAGGGTTCAACATTATTATCCAGTAGGACCTGCAGAACAATTACCTGGCTTTGGTTGGGGACTAGCTTCTTGGGGTGGAACTGTAACAGGTGAGGCAACAACTACTTTAAATGGTGGTATCAACGCAGTTACAACTACTATTGTATTAACAGATGCATCTTTGTTTCCAACTTCAGGAACAAACTTTATTCAAATAGGGTCAGAAGAAATTTCATACACAGGTATATCAACAAATACTTTAACAGGTGTTACAAGAGGAGTTAGAAATACAACAGCTGCAACACATTCTAATAATGCAACTATATTAAATAGTTCAGATTACATCGCATGGGGTGAAGCTGCATCAGGAGATTTAGTTGTAGATCCTGGTTTATGGTCTATTGATAATTTTGGAGATAAAGTAATTGCATTAATTCATAATGCACAAGTATTTGAATGGGATTCAAATGCAACAAATGCTGTAACTAATAGAGCAACTATTATATCAGGTGCACCAACAGCATCTAGAGATATGTTAGTGTCAACTCCAGATCGTCACTTAGTATTTTTTGGAACAGAAACAACTATTGGAACTCCATCAACTCAAGATGAAATGTTTATTAGATTTTCAAACCAAGAAGATATTAACACTTATCAACCAACAGCGGTTAATACTGCAGGTACACAGAGACTTGCCGACGGATCTAAAATTGTAGGTGCGGTTAGAGGTAGAGATGCAACTTATATTTGGACAGATACATCATTGTTTACTATGAGATTTATTGGTCAACCATTTACTTTTGGTTTTCAACAAGTAGGAACGAACTGCGGATTAATTGGACAGAATGCTGCTTTAGAAGTTGATGGAGCTGCATATTGGTTTTCAGAAAATGGTTTCTTTAAATATTCTGGTAATCTAGAAACTATGCAATGTTTAGTAGAAGACTTTGTTTATAATGATTTAAATACAACAGCCAATCAATTAGTTAATGTTGGACTGAATAATTTGTTTGGAGAAATTACTTGGTTTTATTGTACTGAAAGTTCAACCGTTATTAATAGATGTGTAACATATAATTATTTAGATTCTACTCCTCAAAGACCTGTGTGGACAACAGGAACTTTAGCAAGAGGTGCATGGCAAGATTCCTCTGTATTTGGTCTACCTCATGCAACTAGTTTTACTGCAAGTGATGATGCATCATTTGATGTAGTGGGTAATACTGAAGGAAGCACAATATACTTTGAACACGAAAAAGGAACTGATGAAGCATTAGCTAATGGCATAAATGTAGTTACATCTAATATTGAGTCTGGAGATTTTGATATTACTCAAGCAAGATCTAGACAAGGGCAAATGACAGGTGTTTCTGATTTTAGAGGAGATGGAGAATACTTAATGAAAATAAGAAGATTTGTACCAGATTTTTTATCTCAAACAGGTAATACTCAAGTAACACTACAATTAAAGAACTACCCTAATAGTTCTCAAGCAAGCTCTCCACTAGGGCCATTTACAATTACTTCATCTACTGATAAGGTAGATACTCGTGCAAGAGCAAGATCTATATCTTTAAAAATAGCTAATACAGCTGTTAATCAAAGTTGGAAGCTTGGTACGTTTAGATTAGATACACAACCGGATGGTAGAAGATAATGATAGATAAAGGTTTATATAAAGATAAACAAAAAAAAGTTAAATATTATGTGCAAGGTGGCATTAGAAACTATCTTGGTAAACAAAAAACAGTAAGTGATATTCCTATTAAATGGAAATCTGGACCTAGTCATCCAGAAACAGAATTAGCATATATTACAAAAGCAGAAAAAAAATTATTAATTAAAAAAGATTTACACAAATCATTAAAAGATGGACCGAACAAAGGCCCTGGAGGAATAATGAGTTTAAACAATGATGGAATTGGAGATTTAGGAGGACCCGGCAATGTTGGCGGTACTGGTGGACAAACAGATACAGGAGATTTAGGTAGTGAAAAAGCTAATGATCAAAGTTTAGCTGCTGGAAATAAAAGTGTTGGTTTTGGTGGAAAAGATGGAGATCCAAGAACTACTACTAATTTAGAAAGAGCTTTAGGTTTTGCAAAAAATGTTTTTGATAAAACTTTAGTTGGAAGAGCTATTAATACTTTAGGAAAACTTGGCTCCCCTAAATCAAAAGATACAGTTGAAATGTATGGACCTGAAAGTAAACGATCTGGACCAATGGCTCCAGGAAGAGATATTACACCAAGCAATAATAGAGATAGGGATGGTGATGATGGCGCAAAAAATAATCTAGGTATAATGGCAGTAAAAGAAGTAGTCCCTATTGCAGAAGATGAAGATGAAAAAAATAATCAAATTGCAAAAAACTATGATTTTAATTATGGTACTGCAAGCAACCCAGTTTTATATAGTGATTTGATATAATGGCAAAAATAACCGTAGTATTTACCAGACCTAATAAAGAATACAGACAACAAGATGCTGATTCTTTAGTAAGAGATTTAGACGGATTAATTGAAAAATTAAATTCTACATTTCAACAAGATTTAAGAGATGAACAACAAAGATTTACTTGGTTCATGAGTAGTGGAAATACAGCATAATGGCAAATAGATATCAAAACGCAAACTTTGATTTAACTGCAACAACTGTCACAGATATTTATACTGTGCCATCTGAGTCTAGAGCCATCATACAAAATATACATGTAGCGAATGTTGGAGCAGGGAACACGGAAATAAAAGCTTTTATATATGATACCTCTGCAGGTAGAGCTTATCAATTTGCAGAGCATACTGTTAATGCAGGTAACTCTAAGTCTATATCTGATGGTACAATCATATTAGAAGAAAGTGACAAACTACAATTACAAGCAGCTTCTGCTGATATATTTGAAGGCACGGTATCAATACTAGAATTTGATAGGACATAATATGATAGAAATAAAACCAAAAAAAATAATAGAAACAATAAGTAATTTAAAGACAGGAAAAGTATATAAAAATGATGAGGAATGGAAGGCTGAAGGAGTGCTTGAAGAAGACATCAGAAGAGATGTAAAAGTCATTATGCCTAGTCTTGATTTATTTGGAGAAACAAAATAGAATAGATAAATTATGCCAATAACTAGATCACAAATCAGAAGACAATTAAGGAGACAAGGTGGGATTATGGATGTCACTCCTAGAGAAAAATTTGGTATAGGTAGTTCACTTAAAAAATTTGTAAGAAAAGTAATACCCAATGAAATAGCAGATATTGCAGTCAAAGCAGCACCGTTCGTTGCACCTTTTAACCCTGCAGCGGCAGCAGCTATGGCAGGTATTGGCGGTTTTGATCAGACAGGTAGTATTGGTGGTTCATTAAAAAGTGCAGCACTAACTTACGGTGGTGGACAACTTTCAAGATATGCAGGTGGTGCAGGATTTCAAGGTAATCCATTTGAAGCAGGGGGAGCATTTAGAGGTGGACTTGAAGGATTTAAAGGAGGATTTAGTTCTCCTATAGGAACAAAAACTGGTTTCGGTAAAATGTTTCGTGGCGATGGTGTTAAAGAAGTTTCTGGTATAAATGAAAATATTAAACCTACAAATTTAAATGATTACGCAGGTACGACTACAAATATTACACCTACAAATTTAAATGATTACGCAAGTACAACTACAGGTATTACAGCAGACGCACCTGCGGTAACTAGTCAGTTAACTAAAGATACAGTTGTTAGAAGTGACCCAGGTATTTTTGATTTAGTCAAACAAGGAGACTATGGTGAAGCTTTAGTAGAAGGTGCTAAAAAATTTGGTAAAGCAGTATTTATGGATGGAGATAAATTAGATAAAACAGCACTTCTTGCTGCAGGATCTTTTGGTCTAACTTATCTTGATGCTAAAAGATTAGCAAATGAAGCTGGAGAAGATATTACTGTAGAGGAATATGACGAAGCTTTAAAAGCAGAAAAAAAAGAAGAATACGATGGTTACTTACAAAACTTCTTTGGAGGTAAAGCAGAAGGCGGAAGAATAGGGTATGCAAATGGTTCGGATTACTACGCTAATATGTACTCAAAATATGCTCAAGACATGATAAATGACGGTAATACACCTATGTCAATTGAAGACTTTATAGCAATAATTAAAGAACAAGAAAAAACAAGTAAAGCTCAAGGCGGAAGAATAGGTTTTAAATTTGGAGATAAAGCTGAAGACAGCGAAGGTATTATGTCTATGCAAAAAGATGAAGAAGATGAAAATATTAAAATGGCAGGCATTACATTTAGTAGAGCAGAAAGAGCTTACTTATTTAAAAGACTTGGTAGTAGTAGCACACCAGGTAAAAGTAAATCAATGCCTAATTTATATTACATTTTAAATGATCCTGGATCTTATCCTGCTGATGCTAAAATGTTAAAAGAAATTGCTATTATGGGTATGGGTAAAAAAGAAGGTGGCCGTATTGGTTTTGAAA